ACGGTACCGACCTTCCAGTCATTGGTCCCGAAACCGGCATTGATGGATTTCACGATGAGCGCCACATGCTCCCGGGGCGGGGCTGTCAGCGTGAACACCGGCTCATTGCCCCCGTCTGTGGTGTTGAGGACAAGGAACCGGGAGATCAGGTTCTCCAGCCCGTAGAGCTTCAACGAGTACTCCCACTCGACTGTGGATTTCTGTATAGGACGGTATTTTTCGGTAAGCCAGTAGCGGTGCCCCATGAAATTGGCATAATCGTTTACATCAAGAGATACACGCCTGGGCAGGATGAAGGAAAGTGACAAAACATTGCCGGCCTGTATACCCTCAACCTGTGTGCTGTTGTCCCTCGGTTCCACCGTGAGCTTCAGCCTACCGTCGCTTGAATATATTTTAAGTTCCATTAGAATATCGTTTTAATGCAGTCAGAATTCGGGGTTCGGCTCATGCAATTTGATTGTAAACCGAGCCGCCACCATGCCGTTCCCTATATCCTCCAGATGGTCATAGTCCGAGCAATCCCTGTAATAGACCCGATATGTCTTGCCGAGTTCCGGCACCCGGATCTCGAGCCATCCGTCAGCGCCGTTTTTCAAAAACGATACGAAGGTATCTCGCTTTGACATGAAGGCGGCACGGTCATCGGCCGCCACCGCAAACTTCAATGATACGTCACGCGGCTCCCATTTCTGCACAAGTTTTTCAGGCAGCTTCTCCCCGTCCTGTTCACGGAAGCTGACAGCGACATGCGCCTTGGTCGCCGGTGGTTTCTGCAAGGCGGAGTAATTCTTGGTTTCCCCCTCTTTATCCTCCACCAGCCATGCGCCGAAGTCAGTCCAGACATCACGGTTGTTTATGAATAGCAGCCCTTTCATTATATCGTTCATAATTATCTCAATTTAATTCCGTTTGTACGCAGATCATGTATATCTTCGGCCATCTCCGGCAAAGCATCGACTTTCTCCAATATCTTTCCTATAGTGTCGCACAACTGCCCGAATGTGTCCATAAAACCGTCGAGAGTCTCATCTATGGAAGCGGCGTGCATCTGAACGCTCGTGAACAGACCTTCGAGCTTGGTACCCTGCTCCTGACTCAGTGCCGTATAGACTCCTGCGCGTCCGCTCGGGGATGATCCGTCGGTGTCGCTGTCGTTTTTCCAAAGATCAAACCCCATGGCGGCCGCCTTCTCCTTCCACGCCTCCATCCATGCTTGTGCGGCATCCACGTTTTTGCCGATATTGTCATAGAAGCTATCGATAACGCCCATAGCCTCGTTGGCTATGGCTTCCTCGCTCTTGCCGCTTCCGTATATGCTTTTAAGTTTCGCCTGAAGCTCGGTGAACTTGTCAGCGAAAAACAGCGAGTAGGCTATCTGCTCGCCGAGATTTTCAAGGACTCCGGCCGCACTGGCGGCGAAGTTTTCAAGCGCCGTGCCGCTACCCTTCAATGCGGAGGTTACGGCATCCATTATCCCTGAGCCCAGACTACCGAATGTCTCGGTAAGATAGCTCTCAAGAGCATCCTCGGCCTCGTCCATCGCATCCTTCAGCTCGATAAGGTTCTCGAGATAGCTCCGGGTCTCGTCACTCATTTTCCGGGTGTCGAGTATCACACGCAGCATCTCGGTGTCAAGCTCACCGTTAGCCTTGATCAGCTCGGGATATACGCTAAGGATTGAACTGTACAGATCTTTGCCTTTACCCCATCCGAACAGTCCGGTCTTCTTATGTCCGGTTACAATCTGAGCGTTGTATAATGCTCCGAAACCTGCGTTATACGCGTCAAGACGCTTGCGGTATGTACCTCCGGCATCATTGGTCAGTCGTTCCCAAAAAGTCTGTTTAGGAGCGTCGCCCTGTAGTTCCTCCTTGAACTGTGCCAATGCTTGACGGTAAACCTCTATGGCATTGGCCGCCTTGGCTACTTGCTTTTCACCAAAAATACTCTCGGCATCCTTCATCAACAGGTTCTGCTGCAGAAGCAGGAGATTATACTGGCGTTGGAAGTCGAGCTTGGCACGCTCTATTTCTTTCAAGGCTTCCCTGTGGCGGGCTTCCGCAGCAAATGCCGAGGTCAGAAACTTAATCCCCTCACCTACGGCTGCGCCTATGCCTCCGACAATGCCACCCTGCGCAAATCCCTGCCCTATGTTTGATACGGCACCCATCAGCTGCTGAACGCCATTCACGGCATCGGAAATCTCACTTTCGCCGAGTTGCTCGAGCATGGCACCCAGTTCCGCTCCGGCCTCCTGCGCCGCACCGGCTATGGTGCCGATTGACCCGGCTATCTCTTTGGCTCCTCCGGCTCCACGCAATCCGGATATACCGGTTTTGAATGTCTGGAATATCCGCTCCCATTTGTTGGTGGCATCCTTGCCGCCTCCAAGCAGTTTGTCAAGTGCCTTTTTAAGTTTGTCAAGTTCTGCCGGACTTGCCTCGATATTCTTGAGCTGCTCATCGCTTATGAAAGTGAGCCCCTCCGCTGTGCCTTTCCCATTCAGATAGGCACGGAGTTTGCGTGCCTGTGCAATCAGATCCTGCAATGCGTCAAGACTCATGCTTGAGTAATCTCCAAAGAGATTGCGCAAAAAATCATTATCCTGCGTCATGCTACGGGCTTCCTCGTCATTTATAGCCTGTATGCCCTGACGTACTTTTTCCCGGGCGACCTCTATTGCCCGGTCTATCCCATCGCCGTTTTCTGCGGTACGTGCCGCCTCAAGGGCCGCTATGTCGGCATCGCCCTGACGCTTTATAGCCGAGCGTTGCGCCTCATAGTCCTGATATTTGCCTAACAGTGCCTGCAGCTCATCCTCGCGCTTCTTCTGCCTGTCGGCTGCATCCTTGTTTTCCCGGGCTGTAATTTCTGCCGTGGTGGCGTCATATATCTGCGCCGCAAGAGTGCGCTGGGTGGCGGCCTGCGCATGGATATTGGCAAGCTGCTCAGGTGTCACCTTCTCGCCGGCTTCCTTGAGTTTACGGTACAGTTCCACCCTTTGCTGCTCCTCGGTGGTGATACGTTCTTTTTCCCGCTCGAAATTCAAAAGAGCCTCGGCGCGCTCTTTCTCGTAGCCTTCCCGTATAATGTCTATGCGGCGGTCCTCAATCCTACGGGCGGCCTCGAGCTCCATTTCGGCAAGGGTGTTTTTCGGCCTTGCTTTTTCCGGGATGCCGCCATTGCCGAGATTTTCGGGAGCCGTAAAGCCACCTATGTGTGACTTATTCCTTAATTCCTCCATCTGGCGCTGTAAAGCCTCGGCTTTGGCATAGAAATCATCACGTTTCTTTATGGCTGCCTCCATTGCCTCGTTATATGCCAATTCTGCCGGATCACTGCCGTAATGCCCTTTTTTGCCACCGCCGAAAAGCATAGGTATTTTGCCGCCGGCACCAAAAAGCGGTCGGTAATGCTCCACTCCGTTTGCCTCGATATTGGCGACCTCTTCATCGGCTTCCACCGCCTTGTCAACCAACGCCTGCGCCTTGGCCTGCAGGAAAAGCATCTGCACGTAATCCTCACCTTTTTGGATTAGCACATCGTACCATTCGGCGATGGTGTTGTAATAACCGAAACTCTCGCCGTATTTGCGGTTGAGTTCATCTACCTTCAACCTCTCCTGTTCCTTTGTTCCGGTAAATTCTTTCAATGTCCGGGCTGTGTTGTCGATCTCAAAACGTGTCTTGATCATCGTCGCGCGTCCGGAACTCTCTATCTCTACAAGTTCGCGCGCCTTTTCAGCGGCAGCCTCCTGTGCATCGGAGTATTTGTTCCACATCATGACAAGACCGGTCACCACAAGCGACAACCCCAATGTAAGCGTTGCCATAAGCGCGGTGGCTGCCGCATTCGATATACCGAGTGCCGCCGCGAGTCTTGTATTGGCCGCGGTCAAAAGGTCCTGGGCCTTCTGTACTGTAACAAGCCGGAAAGCGGAATCCTTGTTGAGCGTGTTGAACACCTGCTGCAGCCCCATGGTGATTGCCATGACGCTCTGCACGCGAGTCTGTATTTTCACAAGCTCCTCGTTCTCTGATGCGAATGCCCCCATTATGCCGGTGGCGACCGTGAACATCCCGGAAAGTCCGCTTACACCGCTCATAACGCCTTGAAGCCCCGCATCGTCATGGGCGAGTATGTTTGTCTGTGTGCGGAGGTCGCCTATGGTGTCAGATAAGGTGGCGGCCTTGGAGGCCATCTCCTGATATTCCCGGGTGTTCTGTTTCCCCTCGAGGCGCATCCGCGCCATCGCGTCGAGCAACTCACGGAGCTCCATTGAGAGCCGCTTGGTGGATGTTGAATTTTTCCTGTGTTCCTCCTCAAGGGCGGAAAGTGCGATCTTGTCCTCATACAACGCCTTTGTGCAGGCGTCTATCTCCGCTTTCATCTCGAGCTGTGCCTTGCCGGGGCCCATACGGTCATATTGCGCCTTCAGATTTTTGAGATAGTTTTCCGCATATTTCACATTATCCTTCAATAACGCTATGCGGTCTGTGATGCTCTTGGCGACACGCTCCGCCTTGTCACCAAGGGACTCAGCCGACTTCCCGGCCTTGTCAAGTCCGGGAGTCAGCTTGTCTCGCATCAGGAATTCTATCTCGACTGGTTTCATTGGTCCCTATTGGTTCTGTTGTAATTTTGTTTGAAAAAATCCGGCGGTGCTTTTAGGCTTCCCGCCCTTATCATTCCTGCCGGCTTTCGACCTGCGCCGGCTCTCATAGTGCGGAGCGTCGGCAAGCATCATCCGCAAGGTCTGGTAATTCACCTTCCACATGATGTATTCACTGCTCCAGCCGGTTGCTGCGGCTATCTGCCAGAGGATCCCGAAGGGGCTATGGCTACCGACATACTCGGTGGTTAACTCCCCTTCCTTTTTTGGCTCGTTCTCGGTGACAGCGGGTTCACCCTCTCCACCGATCCGATAATGTTCATAAAAGACTTGGTGCCGAGCAGGGATATGAAGCGCATGTTCGCGCCCTGCACCCAGCGGTCATCCACAACACACCGCAGAAGCCACGCCACTACGGGGGTAAGCAGCCACCCGGACAATTTCCCCCGGCAGATTGTGAGCGCCACCATCTTGCTGACCCGGACTCCGTGAAGTGCCATGAAGGCAAGCTCCTCATGCTTGTTGAAACGTTCCATAGCCTCATGGGTGGTGCCGGTCTCAAGATACAGTTTCGCTATCCTGATCTGGCTGCCGAGACAGGGCCGTCTCATCGTAAGCCGGATCTGAAGGGGCTTGCGCCGGAAAGGGATCTTTATCCTGAGCAGGGGCAGCGACACCCCGACATCAAGCAGGGCGTCGGCCGCCTCTATTTCAATCTCCTTCCGCATGGCTTAGGCGTTGCCGGCTTGGGACAGGCTTACGGTGACTTTTTTCGACGGATCCGATGCGAGGGCGAATTCAACACTGCCGTTACGGGCTGCGCCGGCGTTGGCCGAAGCTGTAACGGTTATGCGCCCGTTGACGATCTCCATTGAAAATCCAGCCGGAAGCACGCCGGCGGTGAATGGACCGGAAGCGTCTATCTCGATCACCTTGCTCTCCCCTGCTTTGGTGAAAGAAAGCTGTGTCGGGGTCGCGGAAATGAAGGGCACGGTGGGGTACATGGCGAATGGTGAACCGCCATCAGCCGGATTGATCATTTCCATTTCACACTCTATACCGAGGGCACTGTCGCCGCCGATCTTACCACGCACGAGACCGTCGAGGGTCATGTTCTTTATATCGATGGTCTGACCGGTTCCGGCGAGTATCTTCAATGGTCCCGAAAGACTCACTGTATTAGCCGGGGCATCCCAGCGTTCACCGGTCACAGTGCCGCCCATGACATCCTTGCAATTCTGGGGCAGAAGCTCGATAAGGGTGAATTTCAGGACGTTTGTGCCATCCTTTTTCTTGATTTTCTTTACCGGGGCATTACGCACCTGCGCCCCCCAGAGCTTGATATATTCCGCGGAGTCACCGCCCCAGTCTATGCCGTCATCGGAAATAACACCGATCTTCTTGTCATTGAACACCAGCGCGTCAAGCAGCATGATGTAACCGTCATTTACATATACCATAACTTATTTTTTTATAAGGGTTGTTATTTTATTTTTGAGTTTCCTGATCGGAGACGCGCAAAGCACTCCGGCTACAAATCCGGCGAGAGTCCACCAGTGGCGCGTCTCGGGAGGTTTGTCACGCGCCTTGGACTGTTCCTCATGCATAGCCTTCAATTCGGCTGTCTGTGTGGCACTGAATTTTTCAAGCCGGGACAATTCACGTCGCAGACTGTCGATCTCATTGTATTGCTCGAGACTCATTTCACGGTAGAAATGATACAGTCTGCTTATGGAGTCGCATCGCCCTGTCACGGTTATATTGTCCCCCTCCTTGCGGAGCTCGACTCCGGCGCGCCCATCCTTTGCCGTATAACCGGCACCGTCGGGAAGGTCACGGAGGCTCTGTATCGGGACATTCAGTCTCGCCGACTCCGCCGCAATCCCCTCCGCCGTGATAGCATGGGTCATCCGGCATTCCTTCTGACCGGACTTCTTCAACGTCAGGCTCTCTGACAGGGTTGTCCCCAGTGTGTCGAGGTATTCTGAGGCGGCTGTCGATAACGCCTCCTGCGACACGGTTCTCTCCTTGTGTCTTGTTGACGCGCACCCCGCGAGGATCATTGCCACGGCCACCATTAGTGTTAGGGTTGCCCCTCTGATTAGATGTTTCATTGTTTTTCTTTGTGAGTTTGGTTATTTCACTGCGTAAGAGATCCACTTCCCTCAGGAGGGTGCGCTGCTTTAACAGTATCTCCTCCAGATTGGCTTGCAGACCGGCATTCTCTTTCCTTAGTTGCACATTCTCGGCAAGGATCTTGCGGTTCTCCTCGGACAGCATATTGATGGAAGCCTGCAACTTCGAGAGCATGTCGTTGTTATGCTCCCTACGACCGACAAGCCATGTGAACACGCTGCCGATAAAGCCGCCGGGAAGGGCGAACATTAAAAAGTTGAGCAGGCTATCCATTGCTTTGTTGATTGATTATTGTTTGATACCTATTGACTCCAGCCACTTCTGAACGTCAAAACTCGGACATGCTTTGGCGGCAACCTCGTTGTGGCCTATGATCCTGATCCTGGGGAAGCGTCGGTGGAAGTCCATCACATAAGACTCCATCGCCTTGAGCTGCGCCGGCGTGCGGGTGTCCTTCGGTCGGGACATGTCCTTCGTCATACCTCCGGCATAGACCACGTGACGACTGACCGAGTTGTAGCCTTTGGCTCCGTTTGTAATCTCCCACGGGTCAACGTTGGCGTCCTCGTTATTATTATCGACAATACGCTCGACTGTGCCGTCAAGGTGGATTATATCGGTATATCCCGGCTGCTTCCATCCTCGGCCGCCCTCCGACACCGGGGAGGTGTGCCAGCGCCGGATGTCGGCGGCTGTTACCTCGCGCCCTTCAGGTGTCGCGGTGCAATGGAGCACGAGATATTTTAATGCCGCCATCACTCTTTGGGCTGGGTAAGGGTTATGACCGCCTTCTTTGCCGGAGCCTCAGTGAGGGTGACTTCAATACTGCCACTACGCGCCGCCTCTCCGTCATTTACGGCAGCTGTTACAGTAAGCCCTGTTGCAGTCTTGGCCACCGTAAAGCCGGCGGGAGCCGCACCTACGGTATAGTCCCCACTGGCAGTGACGACAACCTCTTTGCTTTCACCCGCAGCGGCAAATACCAGTGCTGTCGGATTGGCGGTGATACTTTTTTCGGGGGTCTTGAAAAGGGGATTCTCTCGTCCGTCAAATACCACAAATTCCTCACCGAATCCGATGTTGGTGTCTGCTTTCATGAGCAGCTTGAAGAAGTAGAGTTCGCCGGCATTGCTGTACTTGTCGATCTGAATCACACTCTCATCGTCCTGCAGGTTGACTGCGGCAAAGAGATTGCCGTCAGCGTCAGGGGAACAGAGAGTCGCGACGATAACTCCGTCGGGCCATGACGAGACAGTCTCTATGGTGATACCCTTGTAGCGTTTGCGGTTCATCTCGGTCTCATCCGAGTTCTTGTGCTCGCGCTTGGTGAGCTCATCGTCATAACGGTCGAAATCATCAACGCTCATGATGATGCGGAGTTTCGGGTTTTCACGCATAGCCTTCGGGATGGAAGCTCGTATGTCTTTGAGAACTTCAAGCATTGTGGCGCCCTCCGAACTTACGACGATGCATTCCGGATCTTTGGCGGCCTGAGTCAAAATACCGTCCATCAGTTCATCGTCGGTATCGCCGTATGTGCCGTTGATATAGTGCCATCCGAGCTCGAACTGCACCTGCTTTGACAGAGCCTCAAGAAGCGCGTTCTGTGCCTCCGGAGGAAGCTGCGAGAACACAAGGTTCCCTTTAGGCTGCCATTTGCGCCAGATATGCTCAAAAGCGCGCGGATTAAACGTGGTGAACGCCATGAGGTCCTTGGGCTCAAGCGAATGTTCGCTGTAATTGAAATCGCCCTTGCTGTCCTCGAGGGTGGGATTCACTTTCTGTTTCTGGAGCATCCTTCCTGCCTTGAGACGAGGAATGCTGATTTTTTTCTCAACCCCGGGGATAACCATAATGAGTCCCTTGCTCACTATTTCATTACCCGTGGTCGCAACGGTCAAGATGGTTTCAAGCACCTCACCATTGTAATTGGTGTTTTTTACTACTATTGCCATAATGTCTTTTATTGGTTGATTTTACTTATTGAGACTGTCCTTGATCTCCTTCATGCGGCGTGCCCAAGGTCCCTCATTGCCGGTCGAGTGGTTTATATCCTCCATGACCTTACGCTTGGGCGTGAGAGCTGCAAGAGCCGCCTTACCTTCCGCCATGTCACGTTTGAGAATGTTCTCGAATGTAGGACGGGTCTGGGCGTTGATGCGTCCGTCATTCTCGGCCGCGTCGAGAAGGGAGGTGCGCTCGGCAGCTTCATCAGCAGCGACCTTATCCTCGAAGCCTTTGACTTTCGCCTTCAGTTCCGTATTTTCCTGCTCCAACGCAGGAACCTTCTCCGCCGCCTTCTCGAGGTCATCGATCTCTTTGAACGCAGCCGCGTCATCCGCACAGTCCTTGAAGCGCGGACGCTTTTTGAGTTCTTCTAAATTCATTTGATTGTCGTTTAATGGCCTTTCGAGCCGGTTATTGAATATGCTGTATATCTGTTCCGGGGTGCTGTCGGGAGGTACCGGGTCGGCATCATAGATACCGTCAACCAGACCGAGCGCAAAAGCCTCTCCGGCGGTCAGCCAGTGGTCGTTGTCATCAAAGTAGGAGGATTTTATTTGTGCCTTATCCGTTTTTAGCTTTGAGGCGAGCATATCGGCAAGACTGTCCTCGAGGGACTGTATCTCATCTATGCACCGGCGCAGCTCGGTCTTATTGCCGTAGCACCCTCCGCTGACACTGTGGAGCATAAGCCGGGCATACTTGCTCATGGTGACAGGCTTTCCGCACAAAGCAAGCACAGCCGCCATGCTTGCTGCCACGCCGTCTATGTATATATGTATGTCGGCACTGCTTCCTTTCAGAGCGTTGAATATCGCAATACCACTGTAAACATCGCCTCCGATGGAGTTGATGCGGACATCTATCCGGACACCGGAATTTTCGGCAGCCTTAAGCTCAGACACGACATTGCCGCTTTTGACATCGCCATAATCCCCGATCTCTCCGTAGAGGAGGATGGTCATGCTCCCGTCGGGGGCTGTCTGTATGTTGAAATATCTGTTCATCTTCACTGTGTTTAATGCGGTCCGCCCGCGTTTATGGTGCAAAATTGCCATAAAACAACGGGGTATGAAAACTCCGGTTTTATCATACAACTTTATGGCGTTATCATGCCGCCATAAAGTTGTATCATGCGGTCTCACTTTCTCCAACCCCATTTTTTATAGCAATTTTGCACCATAATTATCAATGTTATGGCAGATTTGACTAACGCCCAGAAAAAGGAATGGGCAAAGACATTATACCTCCGTGAGAACCTTACCCAACAAGAAATAGCCGACAGGGTGGGATGCTCGCGCGTCACCGTGTCAAATTGGGTGCGCGCCGGCAAATGGGAGGAACAGAAAGTTGGTATAACCCTTACAAGACAGGAGCAGGTCGCCAACCTCTACCGTCAGGTGGCGGAGATAAACCGTACGATAGCCGAGCGACCGGAAGGAGAACGTTTCGCGACATCGAAAGAGGCTGACATCCTCGGAAAACTCGCGGCGGCCATATCGAAAATGGAACAGGAAATAGGCATCGCCGACACTATAAGCGTACTGACCGGTCTTATAGAATGGCTGCGCCCCCACGACATAGAGAAAGCGAAGGAGATAACCCGTATTGCCGACGCATACATAAAAGACAAGCTATGAAACAGGTTGACAAAATAGCCCTTCAGGACTGGGAGAAATTCAAGGAGGATATTGCGCGCTCAACCCCGGTCGATAAGACCATGACCCATGCCGAGCGAGAGAAACACCGCATATATCTCGAGGCGCATCCCATCGAATGGATCAAGTTCTTTTGCGCACCTTATGTGAAAAGCGAGTTCGCCGGGTTCCATAAACGGGCCATCAGGCGCATCATAGCCAACGACGAGTGGTTCGAGGT